AAAATTTTGGAGATTCAAACACAACTACAAAGGTGATGGTAATTTAGATAAAATTATACCAATCATTAGAAGTAAAGGTGATATTACAGATGTTGTTGAAGGTAGAGATTTAATACTATCGTTAGCCGTAACTAAGGCAAACAATGGTAGAGAATACACTACTATCAACTCAATTATTCAAGAAGATAAGTCAAGTTTCCATAGTGACCCTGAAGTGTCAAATGCATGGACAAACGATCCACAAACTTGGCGAGATGATTATTCAGTAAAACCTCTTGAATACTTACAATTAGTTGCATCAGGTGAAAACCCTGTTTGGGACAAAGACTCTAAGAAGTTTATTTCTTCTATGAGTGGTGAGGAGACATTTGGTGGATCATCGATGACACCTAAGGTTGAAGTAGAAGATGCACAAGCAACAACAAAAGTAGACGACAACCTACCATTTTAATTAACACGGACCCACCCAAAACAATTATTGATGGAAACATCTGGTGGAGCTACAGAACCGATTAGTCGGTCCCTACGGGTGGGTCCATTTTAAAAAACAATATGGCAATTAAGAAAAAAGATTTTAAAAGTATTAAATCAAAGTTCTCTAAACAGGCTAAGTTTAAGTCTGATAGGTTTTTTGATTTAGGGGATGCATTTTTGGATGCGACGGGATTACCAGGACCATCTATGGGACATATTAATATGTTTTTAGGACATTCGGATACAGGTAAAACAACGGCACTTGTTAAGACCGCAGTTGATGCACAGAAAAAAGGAGTACTTCCTGTCTTTGTTATTACAGAACAGAAATGGGATTTCCCACACGCAAAACTAATGGGTCTTGATATTGAAGAAACGGTCGATGAGGAAACAGGAGAAATCGAATATGACGGATTCTTTCTATTCAACAATGAATTCCAATATATAGAACAAATTACTGATTACATAAATGAACTAATAGACGCTCAGAAGAAAGGTGAATTGGAATATGATTTACTATTCTTGTGGGATTCGGTTGGTTCAGTACCATGTAAAATGACTTTTGATGGTAAAGGTGGTAAACAACACAACGCATCAACGTTAGCCGATAAAATCGGAATGGGTTTAAATCAGAGAATTTCAGGTTCAAGAAGAGTGGATTCAGAATTTACAAATACACTTGTTATTGTAAATCAACCATGGGTAGAACTACCTGACAATCCATTTAGTCAACCAAAGATTAAGGCGAAGGGTGGAGAATCAATATGGTTAAACTCTACACTTGTATTTAGATTTGGTAATCAGAAAAATGCGGGTACTAACCCTATCTCTGCCGTTAAGGACAAGAGAAAGGTAAAATTCGCAACAAGAACAAAGATTTCTATCATGAAGAACCACGTAAATGGTCTTGGTTATGAAGATGGTAGGATTATAGTAACTGCACATGGTTTCTTAAGTGGGAAAGATTCTACAGAAGAAAAGAAATCGTTAGAGGGTTACAAAAAGGAACACGCAGAATTTTGGAAAGACCAATTAGGTATTGAGGGTGACTTCGATATCAAAGAGGAGGTATAGAATTGTTGAACCTATAAAAGGTAAAAATGTCAGTATTATTAGTAGACGGAGATAACTTACTTACAATCGGATTTTATGGAGTAAAAAATTACTTCTATAAGGGTGATCACATTGGTGGTATATATCATTTCATTAATACTTTAAGAAAATCATTTGAACTTTATAAGTTAGACAAAATTGTTGTTTTTTGGGACGGAGAAGATGGCGCCGCCACTCGTAAAAGGATGTATTCTCGTTACAAAGAAAACAGAAGACAACGAATTAGAACCGACAAAGAAAAAGAGTCTTACACAAGACAAAGAAGAAGAATTCAACAGTACCTCGAGGAACTATATGTTAGACAAGGTGAGTTTGAATTCTGTGAGGCGGACGACGGTATTGCTGAATACACACAAAAAAGTTCCGAGAATATAATTATTTACTCTTCTGATGGGGACTTAGCTCAATTAGTATCTGACACAACAAAGATATATAACCCATCACACAGGAAACTTTACGGTCAAAATGATATAATACAATACGAACATCAAGAACTACACATACAGAACGTTAAAATCGTTAAGATGGTGTGTGGTGATCGATCAGACAATATCACAGGAATCTATAATTTAGGTACTAAGAAAATTTTAAAACTTTTTCCTGAGTTAAAAACAAGACCTGTCACTTTAAATGAAATTGTTGAACGTTCAAACGAATTATTTGAGAAAGACAAAGATAACAAAACCATTAAAAATCTTTTAACGGGTGTTACAAAATACGGTATTTACGGGGAAGAGTTCTTTAACCTTAACGAAAGTATTGTAAGTTTAGATCAACCGTTTCTCACGGATATTGCGAGAGAAACAATCACAGACCTTATAAATGAAAAATTGGATCCTGAAGGAAGATCCTATAAGAACACGATGAAGATGATGATGGAAGATGGGATATTCACTGTCTTACCTAAATCAGATGATGCGTGGATAAAATTCCTTAACCCTTTCTTACGTTTAACCCGTAAGGAAAAAAATAAAAGAGTTATAAAAATTAAAACAAATGAGTAACAACGAAACGACAAAACTTGAATTTCTATTAACCTTGAACGATAATATTATCTGTCAAAGGTTCTTTAATGTCAGAGGATTTAACCCAAAAGTTAAAAGATCTATGGATCTTCACTATGATGTAAAAAATATTTGTGAAGAAATCGAAGAAAATTTGAAACAAAAAACTTTGGATTATCTACATAAAGATCAACATTATTTTCCCGTTTTCGACCCTTTGAACAACGAGGGTCCAGACCCGGATGAATACTTCAGAGTAGAGATTAAGCAGAATGACGATGTATTTATTTCAAGAGCATTCCCCGCACATATCTATCACCCTAAAGTGAGATATTCTGTGGACATTCGACCGATCTTAAGAAGAGTATTAGGTGGACTAAGCGAAACCTTCTCTTTAGAGGATATAACAACAAAATATATGAATTATAATTTACAACAAAACTAAAGTATTATGAGTGAGATGAACTTCGGAAAACAAGGAAACCAATTCCAACAAGCATTAATTAAATCAATAATTGAAGACGCCAAATATGGTGAACAAATTATGGAGGTTCTTGAAAGTAGATACTTTGACAATAATTCATTTAAGTATATTATCACACATATAAAAGAGTTACAGGATATATATAAAACTATCCCAACATATGAGACTCTTAAACAAAAGATAATGACTGAGACGGCTAATAATCCATTGGCTGGTAGGTTACACAGTGAGACATTACAATCAATAGAGGGGTTGGAAGAAGTTGTTGTCGGTCAAACGTATGTAAAGGACACCGCACTTAATTTTTGTAAACAACAGAATTTGAGAAAGACCATGAGTGAGGCATTAAAGATCATAGATAAGGGTGATTTCGAGTCATACGATAAAATTTCAGAGATGGTTAATACTTCACTACAGGTAGGTGCGTCAGATGATGATATCACTGATATTTTTGATGATCTTGACAATGCATTAGACATCGATCCAAGAGTTCCTATACCTACGGGTATAAGTGGTTTAGATGATCTTTTAAAAGGTGGTATTGGAACGGGAGAATTAGGTATGATACTGGCACCCACAGGTGTTGGTAAATCAACTATTCTTACTAAGTTCGCGAATACCGCGGCAAATACAGGACACAAAGTTGTACAAATATTTTTCGAAGACACTAAAACACAAATTAAACAGAAACATTTTACGTGTTGGTCAGGGTTTAGTACCGATCAACAAGTCGAAAGTCCTGAGGCTAAGTTAGCGACAATTGCGAAAGCACGTGAGTGTCAAGAAAGAGAAAGTTTTGGTGGTTTAAAAATTATCAGAATGGAAAATTATAACACCACAGTTAGTGATGTTAAAAGAAAATTATTAAAATTACAATCACAAGGATTCAAGGCGGATTTAGTTGTCATTGATTATGTGGATTGTATGATTGCGGATAGATCTAAAGGATATGATGAAGAATGGAAAGGTGAGGGTTCTGTAATAAGACAATTAGATGCAATGTGTTATGATCTTAATGTGGCACTGTGGACCGCATCACAAGGTAATAGAAGTTCGATATCAGCGGACATTGTGAACGTTGATGACATGGGAGGATCAATTAAAAAGGCACAAACAGCACATATAATTCTTTCAATTGCAAAGAGTTTAGAACAAAAAGATAATAAGACGGCTAATATGAGTTTAATTAAGTCGCGAGTTGGTAGAGACGGTGTGAACTTTAACAACTGTAAATTCGATAATGAATTTATGGAAATCGATGTCACGGAACAAGAAACCTTATTGGGTCATCAAATGAGGAAACAAGAACAAGGAATGAACCGTGCGGCAGAGATTTACAAACAAACACACAACCTATAATTAATTAACTAAATACATTAAAAACATGAGTGAAAAGATTTTACAAGAAAATCCTGGACGATTCGTCCTATTCCCAATAACACACAACGATATTTGGAAATACTATAAACAACAAGAGGCGAGTTTTTGGACTGCGGAAGAAATTGACTTACAACAAGATGTGAGTGATTGGACCAATAAATT